GTCCAGCTTTTTCGAGATATGCCATTTTTGGCGGAGAATCATGAGTCCAACTATTGTCTACTTTATTACCAGCCATTTTTTATCCTTTTGTTTTAAATTTATTATCTTTTTATATGTATATTTATATCATTTACAATTTTCACTGTGGAATATGTGTTATTGCTGTTATAACAGCTTCAGTAACACCTTTTGATAACGCTTTTACTGATTCTTCTGATATGTCTTGTTTTAATTTACCAGTAGATAATGTTCGTGTGACCGTACCATTTGGGTCAGTTATCGTAGATACTAATATGTTATCTACTTCTGCATTAACACCAGATGTATCTAATTTTACTTTAATGTACTCATAACTAATAACACCATTTGGGTTAATTGTAAATTGTTCTCTTTCATAATATTTACCACTACAACCATTACAAATAACCATCAATACAAGTAATATCATAAATTTAAATTTCATTTCTCATACCTTTCTGTACAAGCTGGAATAGTTTTTGTCCATCATTATATGACTTTGGCAATCCAGCATTGAAACTAATAAAATCATTATTACGAGCATATTCTCTCATATTAGTAGATGAAATATCCAGTATAGCACGTTCACCAGCAGATACTATTTGAAATGTATCAAACGTCTTTGTGTACTTTGGCATATTCTTTTGAAATTCATCTAATCTATCCGAACCAACCACCATGATTACATTCTTATATCCTTTGTCTATCAAATCAGTCAGAACAACAAACGGATTTATTATCATTTTGTTTCGGGATATATTTACATCAGGAAACATCTTAGATAACACATTTACTTTATCGTCCCAACTCAATGGATTGTTTTTGTTGTCTTGGCTCTGTGATGTATATATCATACTATCATATTTATTATCACTAGCAAGAGACAAAACGGTATTGATAAGAACATCATGCCCCTTGTGGGGACATTGAAAACGTCCAAACGACCATACAATGCCATCTGTATGTTTCATTTCTTCTTTTAATTGTGTGTATGTTTTCATATTTTATTACTCGTAGACAAATGTTACATCACTATCAATATCCATTGTTATTGTTAATCCAACTGAAAATGGCGCACCATATTCTAGCGAAAATGGACTTGTTGCTTTAGCACCAATTATTACAGTACCAATTTTCGTACCTGTTGCTGTAATACTATCATAAACTACCATTGTAAGTTCTAGTAACGAATTATTAATAATTATCCTGCGTAAAGTACCTGCTCCATTTTTGAGATTATTCAATAATAGCCACGGTTATATGAAAGGAATGTTCCTTTATCTTTCTTGAAAGTCCATACTTTTCTCGTAGGTCAGATAATTGTTTTGATTTTACTTCTATAAAAAATACTTTTTCTATGTCCCAATTATCCGGTTTTACTGTTTTTACTTCTCCCCATGTAAACCGGAAATCCTGTCCAACTTCTCGTACAGTTGTATTTGGTGTTTCATCAGACAATATAACAGATATATGTGCGCCTACATCACCGGCATTCTTTTTGAAATATGGTGGTCGTTTCACTTTCGGATTATCCAATAATTTCATAGCACCAAAAACAAGTTGGTCATCTACCTTAAGATAATAAAACCCATCAGATGTTTTCTTTAATGTGCCTACCAAATCAACAACCTTTGGAGTTTCTGACTCTTTTATATATTGTAAAAATGTTTTCAAATTTACCTCAAAATATCAATTATTATAATTAGTAACCTAAAACTTTTATCCATTTATCAAAACCTAATTCAGATTCTTTACCCGGCATAAGCAACTCATAAAATGTCTCAGGACGTTCCCATTTAATATCATTAGTTTTACCAGAACACACTTCTTCAGACAACCAACTAATTTGTCCTTTAAATGGGTCAATCTTGATTATAGATGTTTCATTTTGTGTTTCTATACGACATGTACCTTTACCATACATCTTAATATCTGCTTTGGATGCCTGCAACAAAGAATATCCAACCTCACTACCATTTTTTAATTTTAGATGACCTATTTGAATATCATTATAAGTATGTTGTTCACTAACATAAATATTCGATGCTTGTTTTTCATCTGCAATATATGCACTGAATGATTTCATCTTTACGCTTTCTAATTCTGCGGCTTTTTCTTTTGCCTTGTCTACGTTTAGTTTGGCTTTCTTATCACCAAGTTTTATTAAGTCAATTGACCTAGCAGATGATTTATCGTCTTTGTTCTTGTCTCTCAAGTCCTTCATCTGATTATCAACATTTTCTATATCACGGTCTGTTTTGCTCTTTGGTTTTTCTATTTCTTCTGTTAATTTTATATTGTAGCGTAATTCTTTGAAAGTTTTGTATGTTTTCATGGTATTTTGCCTATTTTAACTATTTTAATAACAATATCACCAAAATGTTGGTTTGTATAAATATAAGTAAACAAGCAATTCTGATGTTTCCGCACCAGAAATGCTCTAACCAACACATTTAATCAGGAGTTAAACATGCAAGCTACAACTATTTATACAATCACCAACTCTACCATATTCCATATTATGTATTATATATACATACACACATCAAGAACATCTGGCAAATCTTATATTGGTAAATCACATGATATTGAAGACCGAAAACTACAACATAATTGGAATGCACACAATCCAAATCATAGAGCATACAACACACATTTCAAACGAGCCATAAGATTATATGGTATAGATGACTTTGATACCAAAATCTTATGGTGTACACCAAACGAAGACACTGCCTATCTGGCAGAAGTATATTACATTGCTGTTTATGATACATATAAAGGTGTTGGTTATAATAGTACTGAAGGTGGTAAAGGTATTAGGTCTGGGTTCACTCATACAGAAGAATCAAAAGAAAAAATGTCCAAATCACTCATGGGGCATATTACAACACAAGAAACTAAAAACAAAATCGGCAAAGGTAATAGAGGTAAAAAACGTACACAAGAATTTAAAAATATATTATCTAAAGCACATACAGGTCTAAAACATTCTGAAGAAACTATAGATAAGATGTCTAAATCATATATTATTATTTATCCGAACAAAGAAACCAAACAAATACATAATTTAGCAAAATTTTGTCGTGAGAATAATTTAAATGTAGGTAATATGATAAATATTCTCACCAATCCAATACGACATACACATAAAGGATTTAGTATACGAAATGTTTAAAATTTAAATTTTTTCATTATACTGTTGTATACCCTTCTATATCTAACATTGAAACTATTCTTCTTGCAAAAACTCGGTCGATTTCTTGCATTCTTGGGCTTAGTTTATCATAGGTCATGAAAGAATCTTTAGCCCATCTGTTTTGTGTTTCTTGTGATATTTCACCTTTTTTGATAAGACCTTTTGCCATATCCATCCATTGGTCATGTAGCAATGATGCAACCTTTTCCAGCAAATCGCTGTTATATCTTATGGGTATATCACTTTGTGCTTCTCTTAATTGTTTGAATGTTTTCATGCGAGTATATCCTTCGTAATTTGTTCTTTATTATCTTTCCAAAAATTCTTGTTTCTATACATTATGTAATAATCTTCACCTCTAATACCAGTAACAATTTCAAATCCCATTTTAATCTTCTTGGCAAATTTATTTAGCATAGTTTTATATAATTTTTTTCTGCTAGTCTCTTTTGCTGTAAAATATATTACTTCTGGTTTTACTTTATCTAAAAATTGTTTTATGATTGCCAATACAGTACCAAATATTTTGAATTTCATTCTTGGGTCATCAAAATTCTGTATTCCCATAGTATTCTTTTTTGTTCGTTGCCCATGTTCAATATTAGTACCAAATTCAATTTCCCATGCATCATCAATCCATCTATACATACTTACATCCATTACATCATCTTTGTTAGTACCAAAGATAAATTCTGCACTATATTTGCTTGATGATTTATATCGCCACTTCCAATCAAACCCAGTATCAAAACTTTCCTTTACACATCGTTTATTTGCTCTAACCAATGCCGCTTCGGCTTCTTCTTTGGCTTGCTTTTGTATTTTTTTAAATTCATCTTCATCTGTTATAAAATTTTTAAAACTTTTCATTTCTTAGTTGTCCTAAGTTTAGTATCCAATTCAAGCCAAATATTATTTATTACATGATACACATTATTAAGCAATGTATTCGACACTTCTACTGGTGCATAATCACTCTTATCAACCAACTCTTTAAGTTTAATTGCTTCCTGTTTTATCTTGAATAATTGTTTCAAATCTTTCTTTGATACATTATTCTCTATCCGATAATTTTTAAATGTCTTCATTCATTCTCCTTTTATTCTTTTTAAAATTGTCCTTACTAAAAGAAAGTCGGTCAATTAATTTTACAACACTACCATTCAGCTTAGATATTGCCACAAATCCTTCTGGTGCTACTGTCTTAAAACTATCACCATCTTGTACAAATGTACTCATCTCACCAACAGAACCAAGCTTAGTAACAAGAATCATTTTTGCTCTTGTGATTGCATTATGTAATAAAAATATAACCTTTATATCGTCTATAGTGTAATTTAGATAATCAACTAACTTATCTCTATTTTTTGTGATTGCTTTATCACCAAAGAATTTAATAAACTTGAATGCCGCATTACCATCTTCACCGTCTCGTACACGCTGGTTTGTATATTGCTTTATCATTCTTAATATCTGGCTGTTGTCTACCAGTTCATCAAGAATTTTCTTATTGATTAACTTTGCATACATTTTGACTTCACTCATTGCAACAAAGAATTCATTTTGTTCTCGTTCGGTAAATGATGCAACATCAGACAAGTCATTGAACGATGCATCATCAAACCAGACATTCTTAGTTTTGTTTAACGAAGACATATCTACACCAAGTGGTATAGAAGTTAAATTTGAAATAGAATCACCAACATATTCTGTATGAAATATGATACCAAGTTTTGATTGTTGTATTGTCTTGGCAAGAGGTGATTTAAACGGTACTGCATATGTAATTGTATTTGGATTGAATGTGATATATTCTGTATCTTTTATGGTTTGTATGATTAAATCTTTTTGGGTGTACATCAAATCACCTTGAATGATTGTCTTTATGCCCAATTCAGGTAAATATTGTAGGGCTTCTTTCATCTTGTGTTGTAAATCACCAGTAAAATAACTTTCTATATCATGTAGTGTATAACAAATCTTTGGCATGTTGTTGAATAATCCCTTTGTAGCAACAAAGAATCTTTCATTCTCTGGATTGATACCACATATCAGACTCGGACTCCCATCAAATTTTGTACTTACATCTACAACACTATTGTCTTGTGTCTTTAACATATTGGCTATAGACTCAAGT